GTTTGTACAGACTCCAGTAAGTCCATCATAATTTCTTTCTGATCTTTGCTCAATGGAGCAGTTAGTTCAGAAATTATGTCTTTTCTTTTTGCATTATCTGATGCAGATCTTAATTGTGCATCTTTAGATTCAACTAATTTCGCTTTTTCTTCAGCGATTTGTTTTGATTCTGCAAGTTGCTTGTCTTTTAACTCAACTACTTTTAATAATTTTGCAGTTTCACTCTTCTCATTTAAGTAAGAAGACTGGTATTCATCTGCAAACGTTTCAAATAATTTACGTCCAAAGTCATTTTTACGTGCCGCATCAATATCTTCTTTAAGAGATGTAATCTCTTTTGTAAGAGTTTTTGCAACAGTATTTTCAACAACTTTTGCGCCTTTCTTAATGAAAGACTCTTTAACAGTATCAAAATGTTTCTTCGCTTCGCGAATAAGTCGAACCTTAGTTTCTGCAAGATCTTTTTTATCTTCATGAAACTCTGCAATTTCTTTTGCTAAAGCCTCTACAACAAATTCCTCAAGTTTGCCAAATTTATTTGACATTGCTTTTTGGTCTTCGTGTAGTTCAGAAACTTCCTTGCCTAACTGCTGTACAACAAAGTTTTTCATTAGGTCTGCGTTTTCACGCATTGCTACATGGTACTTTGCTCTTGCTTCGGCAAGTTTAGAACGGTCATCTGCAAATTCTGCAATCTCTGCGCCTAATCTGTCTTCAAGCATTTTTTCCACGGCTTCAACCATAGTTGATTTATCGTGTTCATACTTTTTGGCAAATTCTTCGCGAAGTTCTGCTGTAGCCTGCATACGGTTTTCGTTAACCTTGGCGTTCCACGCTTCTTCAATGTCGGCTTTAATTTCTTCCGAAATAGCATTGTTTTCAAAAAGTGATTTCAGTGCTTCCAACATCTTGTTCTCCTTATTTCAACCCTTGTATAATATTTACAAGTGATTCTTTTAAATATTTTTGTGCCTTTGTGTCGCCTTGAACTTCGCGGGCCATGTTAAATGCCTGCATACCGCCTCGGGTATTCATCAAATGCTCGTAAATTGGTGTTGGATATGCACCAGGAGCAGATGGCTGAGCCACAACATCTACTGTGATGATTTCAAAATCACTTACATTGTTGTCCTCGTTTACGTTTCCACTACCACGTGATGAGACACCAAGTTTAACTCCGCTTTCCAGCATTGTTTTAACAAGTTGTCCCATCGGTGTAGGTAATATCTTCATCTTTCCATAACCATTCGGTCCATCCATCCACATTTCTTTAATCATGTGGGACACGCGGTCAAGGTTTATGTTGAGTCCTTCTGGGTGATCCACTTCTCCAAGAACTGAATATCCACCGGTTATTTGATCGTTGAGAGTGTTGACAGCCCTACTGATTTCACTAACAGGGTACACACGCTGGTTGGCGTTACGCACTCCTCCTTGGATACAAATACCTTTTAAATGAAGGTCTTTGCCATCTTCAGTAGATTCAATGACCATTTGTGCCTGGTCGAATGTCAAGTTCTCTCGTAAGTTAATCACTTATTATTCCTCAACAATTAAGAGCCAATAATGCTTTTAGCATCGGCTCCAGTTTCGCCTGCGCCTTTTTTCTCTGCGCCGTGGCCTTTAGCGTTTGACATTGACTTAGAAGCCTTTCCGCCTGGTACATTTACGTTCCCTGCGTTTTCTTCTTTAGGAGCACTTGCACCAGTTCCGCCTTTTTCTTCTGCTGAACCTTTTGCAATATTTGCTGTTGTTCCACCCATGTCATTTTTGCCAGCAACTGGAGATTTTGCTTTGTTATCTTCGCCTTTTGGCTCAGCAACTTTTTCAACATACTCTCTCATTTGCTCTGCTTGTGACTTAGTACCTTCAAATGCTGGTACTTCATCTACGCTAAGTTCGGAAGCAGGCTCAAATGCCTCGTCTTCCTTCTCTTCGTCACCCATGTCCATGTCGTCCATTGGTGCTTCTGAGTCTTCTTCACCATCGTCGCTTTCTTCACCTTTGTCTGCCATCATTGCTTCAAATTCTGACTTAAGGTCGTCTAATGCGTCTTCAAGGTCTACAACACGATCTTCGATTTCTTCATCGCCTTCTGGCTTGTCTTCGCCTTCAGCGTCATCTTCGATGTCAGCCATCATATCGTCTGCTGGATCACCGCCCATGTCGTCGTCACCTTCTGGTGTTAATTCTGTTGGAATTTCCTCAGCAACTTCTTCATCTTTTGATGCTTCGTCAACTTCTTCGTCTTTTGACTCGTCAGTTTTTTCATCTTCGTCAGTTGCTTCGTTAGTTTCTTCGTCGTCATTATCTGACGCTTCATCTACTTCTTTGTCATCCTCATCGTCTTTTTCATCATCTTTAGATGCTTCTTTAACGTCTAAGTCTTCCATGTCGTCTTCAAGTAGATTTTCATAAATTGTTCTTGATTTTTCAACTACGATCTCGTGGAACAGTTCTTCTGCACCTTTACGATCTTCGTTAACTAATTTTTCGAGCATTTCCTCGAATTTATTACGGTCTGCCATTTTAGTACCTCCTATAAGTGTTTAATATGGTAAGGCTGTCAATAATATTTACATATAATGAAGAATATACGCTGAATATAGGCTCAAAATGCGGGATTTTGAAACCTTAATGTGATTAGTTGAATGATTTTTTGAATTCATTCACTGTAATGTGCTTTAGATTTGAGAATTTTTGTAAACTTTTCGGTACGAAAATATCTCCTTCTTCTACTACTCTTATATATCTCGTTTTGCTATTTCTTTGCAATATAATGCCAACTTGTCGTTCCCAGTTACCAAAATATGTAGCAGGATCTGTAGGACGCTTATAATTAAAACTTCCTGCATACAGATTATTTACTAAATCGCCTGCTTGTCCTGTGCCTGTAGTGCCTTTAAAATCAAAGCCTAAAATATAGATTAACTCGTGTTTGTGTTCTGTTGCTAAATCTAATGCTGTAGGTCCGCTACTCCATCCTTTGCTTGGATTCATAATCTTGAGATTTTGTATTTCAGCAAACATCTTGTTGTGATTTGTATAAACTTTGTGTGTTTTTTGCCAACCAGTTTTAGCAATTTCAAGTATCATCTTTGCATCAACTGCTACAAGATGGTCTGGTTCAAAGTCTCTATAGAGTGCATTGCAACCATACACAGGTCCAATGTTTTTTAAAGGGGATAAATCAATAGATTTTCTGCTGGTTCCGTTACCGACAACAAATGCTGTAGACATTTGTTATACTCCGTTAAACTTCAGGTTGTGAAGCAATACCGTACATCTGCTTTACAAAGTGTAATTCTTTTTGTTGTTCTTCTTTGTGAAATTCAGATGCTCTACGTGCTTTATTAATCTGACGAAGTGTTAATCTTGTTTTGCGAGTGTCATCTACTTTAATAATAGATTCATCGTCTACAGGATCATAAGACTTGTCTTCTACCGGTTCAAGTGTTTCTTTATCAAAATAAAATAATTCTCTGAGTATCATGTAACTATTTATCCTATTATGCTGGAGGTGTCTCTGTTGCGCCACCTGGAGGTGCCGCTGTAGTAGTATCTGGTGCCGCCGCCGCTCCACCATCTACTGGCGCTGGTTCTGCTTCTGGATCAACATCTTCCATTCCGCCTAAGTCTCCGCCTATGCCTGCACCACTTATGCCAACACCACGCATTTCACCTGCGGCGTCGGTTGGTAATGGTTGTAGGTTTTCATCGTTTTCTTCTCTCCACATTCTTTCGTTTTCTGCAATTTCTTCTTCAGATAACCCTAAGAATCGTTTCATTGCATAGCGGTTTGATAAAAACGGAATTGCTTGAATCTGTGTAAATGTTGGTATACGTACATTGTCAAGTTCTGATTGTCTATAACTTGCAAAGTTCATAGGTTCCTGTAATCTAAGATCAAACATACTAATATCAATGTTTACACCCTTTTCTAACAAGTAACGTTTAAACTCTTGATTAAATTCTTCTGTTACAAGACTTTGTAAGCGTTCGCAGTATTTGTTGAATCTTAGTTCTTGAATGTATGCTGTGCCTACTCTACCGTCATTGTGTTGACTTTGTCCTTCATCTTGTGCCGCTGTTGGCAAGTAACTACTTGGAATACGTAAACCTCTAATAAGTTTATTAGTAAAGTATTTTAAGTCATCAATTTCGCCTAAGTTAGTACCACCCGGCAATGTTTCAACTTTAGATCCACGTCCTTCTGCTGTTTGCGGAAAGAAGTAATCCTCATTTGTTGACAATGGATTATATGCACTATCAATAACACTTGTAGAACCACCTGTGCTACTCGGAATACGTCTTTGATGTATTTCTGTTTTAACACGTTCTACAAATTGCATTGCTAAGTGTGATGGCATATTACCTACATCAATATAAAACACACGTCTTTCTGGTGCTCTTTGTGTTCTGTAAATAATAATTGCGTCTTCAAGTAATTCTTTTTGTTTGTAAACTTTAAAAATGCTTTCAAGCAATGAATTACCAAACGGATAGTTGTTGTCTAATCCTTCTGATAGACTTAGATGCACAACATGTTCTGCATCAATTGCAACTTCTTGTTGTCCTGTTTGAAATCTTGAACCTGCTTGAGAAGTTCCAGTATTGCCTACCATTCCTTGTGCGCCGCCTGACTGATATCCAGTTGCAGGTTGTGACGCTCCACCGCCTGTAACATTTCCTGAGGTTATGTAAGGATCGGTAATTACTTGGTCTCTAAAATTAAAATTAATATCTTTGATAATATATTGTTCTGGTTTTTTACCTTCGCTTTCGTTTACAATAATACGTGAAACTTTAGCAGGATCAATATAGAACCATTTTTTAGTTTCAGGATCTCTTACGAAAAATGCATCTCCATATTTGAATACATTACGTAAGATACGAAACATTTTAGTATCGAATTTTTGCAGTTTGCTCCACATCTGTAAGTATTGGCTTAATACTTGTACTTCAGAATTGGTTCCTTTTTTATTAAAATGTAAATTAAAACTTGTGTGATTTGATCCGTTTTTCTGTGAACAAAATTCAGCAAGTATATCAAGTGCCGCATTTACTTCACTATCGTTGTCCATTACATTATATTGCCCATATCTTTCAACACGATTTGGTGATCCTACATAGACATCTGGAAGATAAGAGGAATAGTTTGAACGAGCAGGTCCTGGTTGTGATCCGCCACGACCACTAAATGGACTCATATTTCCCATGTCGTTGTCGCCAGTCGGGACATTTGTAAAATATCTTTTCCAACTCATACTATCCTACTCCTTTTAACAAATTACCTTGTAATGCTTTAAGAGCACTAAGTTGATACTTGAGTAATTTATTTTGTTCATATAATAATTCTGCAATCGCACTATTATTTACATTTGCAGTTGCAGTTTCGCCTCCAGTACTGGCATTTCCAAAATTTGGCATTGTTGTGTCTGAGCCTGCACCGCTAACTTCTGGAGCCGCAGGCATTGTTGCCATTGCAGTTACTTGGTCAGGACTGTAACCGTCCAATTTCGCTTTTTCTTCTGCTGATAATCCTACTGTTCTATCTTTTTCTTGGGCAATTTTTTCTTCTGCCTCGTCTTCGTCGTCATCACTTCCGAACCAACTAAACGGATTTAGTGCTTTGATTTTACCCCAGATCCAATCCACTGTATCACCAATCCATCCGAACATTCCGCTAATAACATTGTAGATTGTGGTAATTGGGCCTTTTACTTTTTCGTATATCCAACTAAATGTATCACCAATCCAACCAAACATGGTAGAGTAGATACTCCAAATAAATTTAATTGGTACTTGAACTTTTTCCCAAATCCAACTAAACATATCTCCAATACCTTTAAACACCCAAACAATAGCGTCCCAAGCCGCACCAACCCAACCTTTGATAGTTTCCCATCCAAAGATTGCTAACAGTGCTCCGCCAATTGCAAGGAACGGCGCAATGATTGGTCCTACAATAGCACCAAGTATTGCTCCTAACATTCCTGTAATAATTTTTGTTACTATAATGCCACCTATGGCTCCAAGTACACCAGCAATCATAGTTCCAAGGTGTTCGGAGAAAAAGTCTTTTAAGTATGCAATAAATTTTTGTTTAGCAGGTTCTAATGCCTCTATCATCTTATTAAACAGTGTGCCAACCACTGTGCTAAAGAAAGTGCCCAAATCGCCATTTGATGCTTTCCAAGTATCTTTTAAGAAGTCAGCAAATTTTTGAACGTATGTTAAACCGCTTTTTAAAACTTCTCCCATTGATTCTGTTAGTGATTCACCATTGCTTGTAAACCATTCTAATAGGTTTCCAAATGAGTTACTAAGTTTGTCAAGGATTCCGCTATCAATAAGAGTTTTCATAATTTTTGCTCTTACTTCTGCAATTCGTGTTTCAAAGTCTGCAAGTGCGGCTGTAGTTTTGTCACGCTCGGCTTGTTCCGCTTTCATTTTTTCAATGTCTGCTTCGTTGTACTTGGTAGACATTTTATTATATTCTGCCATACCGCTCATCATGCCTTCAAAGCCTTCTTTACCCATTAAGTGCTGAACCATAGCAGGATCCATAGTTTTAACAAATTTGTCAATTTGTGGTCCAAACCCTGCCATACGTTTAATATATTCTTCTTGACTTAAACTACCACTGGCCATTTCTTCTTGTAATGCTTGGAATCCTGGAATTGTAGAAGCAAGTTTTTGTGCAAGTGGAGTTTGTGCAACACCGTCTGCCATATCTTTAATTGCGTTACTAAATCCAGGTAATTCGGAATCAACAAACGCAATACTATCTTGGAAATTAGTTAATGCTTCGCCGGACAATCTACTTGCCATAACTTGAACGTTTGCTTCTGCCGCTTGTTTTTTTAGTAGTTGTTCTGCTTCTTTACGTGACTTACCTGTTACTTTTGCAAGTCTATCAATCTGCATCAAGTAGTCTTCGGAACCTTTTCTAAGTTGTGCTTGACTCATGCCTGACAGTCGACCTTGCATTGCCAACTGATCCATGTATTCTACAGTGTGTTCATTGAGTGCTTCAAATGTAAAACCCATGCCTTGGAAGTCTCTGTCACTGTTTCTTATTTGTCTTGTTAGT